TCGAATGGTTCCCGGTCGGCAGAGCCTGGGCAACGTCAGAAATCGCGTACCGGACCCACTGAGCCGGCTGTAGCTGACAAGCCCAGTAATCAATTGCTGCATAAGGTCTGATACCCACATCGGAAACTTCTGACAGTTCCTCTGACGGCGGACACTTCCGCCTAGTCCAATTCGCCGTTGGCCCATATCCGTTCCTTCAGCCTCTGGTCACCCGGATCCGCAATCACCCGCAGGTTAGAGCAGCTGACGCGGCATTTGTACGCTTGAGGCTGCGACATAACTCGTCTGCCAATCCTTGGCAAAGTCTCAGATTTCCGCAGGGCTTCGCTGGTTGACGAAACAGCCGGCGCCATCAAGGCTGAAATTCAGGAAGCGTTACAGCTTTCACGATTTCAATTCCGAAAAGGAAGCCATGATGTATTCGAAACCGATCATTTCCAGCACTGTCATTTTCCACTCCGCCGAACTGCTCTTGGTCGATTACGGAGGAGATCCATTTGTGCCGATGCGACCCGTGGTGGACGGCGTCGGCCTGAACTGGAAGAGCCAACGTGCGAAGCTAAGATCCAGCCGGTTTGCGGCAAGTGTCATGGACATCACCATGATTGCTGCAGACGGTCGGTATGGAGAGATGCCCTGCCTGCCACTTCGCAAGCTGCCAGGTTGGCTCATGACGCTTTCGCCCAACAACGTCCAGCCAGAGAACCGGAGTCGCGTCCTCAGGTATCAGCGCGAATGCGACGACGCGCTATGGCTGCACTGGCTCAAAATGAAGGAGCCAGGTGTGTGCGGCGAACTCGCCGAGCCATCGCTGTCCGAGACAGTGGCCGCCTTCACCGCTGAATATCTCTCAGACTGTCGAGGCGCGATCAGCGCTGCAGGGGGGGTTCTTCCCGCGTGGAGTCCTATCACGGAAGAACGCGTGGCATCCGGCATGGCGCTAATGCTGCTCAGGAATAGGCGCTGGCTAGTTACCTTTGGTGGAAATGGAACGCCTGAGTTGCGAAGCGTGCCACACACCGCTGGCGTCTTTACTCCCGAGAAGATGCTTAGCTGGATACGTGAAAAGGATGGTGCCTGCACATCCTTTCTTCCTGATCTACTCCAGGCAATTGGGGATCGACTGACGAAGAAATGATACGGGTCAGGAGGTCATGGCCTTAAAAGAAAGACCGGCATCAATTTGCCACGATGAGGCGCTCGCCAGAAATTTAGCGGCTAAAATTTCTCAAGGTGACATCTCGGAAAAAGGAGGATGTCGCAACGCCCCTGCCATTGGCCTCGCGCATCCCTCACCAGATGCGTTCAGCAGTCTTTCTCAGGCAACTCGTCTATCCCTGACTACCTTCCGTACCTCTAGGTGCTTTCCTATCTCCTACCTTCGTTTCTCCATTTGTCTTCCTATCTACCTACGTTTCGTTTCTCGATCTGCTTTCCTATCCTCATACATTTTGCATCTCTATCTGCCTTCCTATCCACCTACCTTTCGTATCCCGATCTGCTTCCCTAACCACCTACCCTTCGTATCTCTCTATCTTTCTATCTTTCTATCTCTCTATCTCTCTATCTCTCTATCTCTCTATCCCTCTATCCCTCTATCCCTCTATCCCTCTATCTTTCTATCTTTCTATCTTTCTATCTTTCTATCTTTCTATCTTTCTATCTTTCTATCTTTCTATCTTTCTATCTGTCTATCTGTCTATCTGTCTATCTGTCTATCTGTCTATCGTTCTACCCATCTCTACCTCTATCTCTCTACCCTTCGTACCTCTATCTGACGCCCTATCTATCTACTCTTACTAGTGCTATCCGCTCACCTATCTATCTGTCCTCTTCTATTGTATCTACGTACTTCCAGCTGAAATCTTAAGCTATAACTTTATTTCTTTAGATATCTTTGGCTATCACTTGCTATCAGATGATACTTAAAAATATTGTCTGGCTCCCTGCAAAAGCCTGATTTCATTGGGATTAACGCTGAATCCCGGGTTGAAGGGGTGCGCCCCATGCCCTACGAGCTAAACCGTCCGCCTCACTTTCCCGGCGTCAATTACCGGGGCAAACGAGGAGTTTTGCTAAGCCCGCGAATGACTTGCTAGCCCTCTCCCAGTTGCATGGACAGTGGCTACTGCAACCAAATTTGGCACCGGCAACCATATTTGGTGCACGCTATCAACTTCCTCCACCCATATCAGAATCATCAAGGCTTAACTTGTGCAAATAAAAGTTGACGTGCATTCGCAAGTGTAATTAAATCGGTCGCAAGTCATGAGGCGACTGTTCAAACGCCTACTGAACGCAATATAAATTCGTCTTTTGGGGAAAACAAAAAAGGCAGAAGGGTCGGACCTTCTGCCTTTGGAGTGAAAGCGCGCAAACATTAAACCTGATCATGTCCGCGTTGTTGATACCTTGCTTGCTTATGCGTTCGCACGGTTACGTTAGCACAGGTCGTTGACAAGACCAAGTATCAGGCACCATCTACCTTCAGGTTAAATTATGAAGATCAAGCTCTTGATCGAGATCGTGAGACTGCTGCAACTGTTGATCAAGCTATTTAGGTAGACCGAGACGGGGGCAGGCTGGATGCCTGCTCCCGATCAGCGTCAGACACCCGGCCGATCAGGGGTTTTAGGTTCGTGGTGAGGTCCTGAAATCCTGCACTACTCGTCAAGCCTGGGTGCCTTTGGACGCGCCATATTAATGTGAAAACTCCAGGTCTCGCGCGCCTTTTATCTCAAGGACGACACTTCTTTCGCATAATCCTGACACGCCCGCAACGCAATCAGTCCTCGATCGCCATCGCTGGTGATGCCGACAATTCGTTGAGCATGCGCTGGGTCAAGTTCGGCTCGATGGCTTCCATGAACCACGCCGCCGGCCGCGGTGGTGGAATGCACTGGACGGCTACCGGAATCGGTGGCGGCGAATAGGACTGACAGGCGCAGATCGGCAGTAGCAAGCCGATCACGCAGGCGTTTCTGATTCTTTTGAGCATGGGCCATTTCGTCGTAATGAGTTTGGTCGCTCGCCTGGAGCGTGCGCTCCAGCGCGAGGCGCTTGGCCTGTTCAGCGCGCTGGAGTGTTACGCCGGCCAGCGCAATTTCTGTGAGGGTGTCCGCCTGCAGGCGAGCCTGGCGTTCAAGCTGGTGCCCGTATCTCCACCCCTGGATCTTCCAGGAAAGAAGTGCCCCGCCGCCGGCACCGGCGAGGACCAGTACCGCTAACAGTGCGAAGCGGTAAGGCGCAGGCACAAGGTCCAGCGGAGTCATGCCAACGAACCGCCAGCTGCGACATAGCGTGCCAGCAGATCCTCGAGCCGGTGCTCGCGCTGGTTGTACCCAGCGCCCGGAAGGCTGGCCCAGATGTTCCGACATTTGCCGATTGCTTCGGCAATACGCCCGGCCATGACGTCTTCAAGCGCCCTGCACTCTTTGATGAGCTGTACTGCCCATCGATCCTGGCTCACTGGCCCGAGGTCAGGAAGCCGAAGGAAAGCACGGTAGTGCGGCCAGTCCTTGAGCATGAACTGATAGCGGCCGGATGCGTTCGACGTCAGCCCTCTGGTGTTGATGACTTTGGATTTGCGTCCGTTCTCAAAAGGATGGGTTGCGTAGGAGGCGAAGAGCTCCAGCCTGCCGTCGATCCCAGTAACGATGACGTTGTAGCCGTCATCTGAGCGGTTCAGGTAGTCGCTCCCTAGCTCCGACCAGGCGAGCATATCCAGGTAAGCGTTTATGTTCGGGGCGCCATCGGCGGACAGGTTGATGCGTGACATGACATTCTCCAGACGAAAAAAAACCGCTCAATGGCGGGTTTCGTAAGCTGATATTGGTTTGGCTAAAGCTGTATGACTTTCACGGGTTTCTTCGGCTTCTTGCCTTTGGCGCTGGCTTTGCCTTTTCTTCCCCCATTGCATTCGACTGTAGTGGACCAGCCAGCCTGGGTGAATACCTGCTCCACGGAATCGACCAGGTAGTTGCCATCCAGGCCAACCTTGAACCCTTGAGCATCGATTTCCCGCTCGGCAAACAGGTCGGTTCTGCCAGGCATGTCAAACCTCACGCCTGCTGTCGAGCGGTTGAAACCGGCCAGGCGCGCCTTCACCGCCGCTTCTGCAGCACTTTTGTTTGGGTGGATGTGCCTGTCGGTATGGACGGGTGGCAAACCGGTCGTGTCGTCTTCATTGTCCAGTTGGACCGTGACAAGGTTGCCCTTCTTGTCCGCATAGGCAGCCTTCACTGCTTTCTTGACGTTGTCATCGCCCAGGCGAAATTGCCAACGGCTGACGTCACTGCGGCGGATAACGATCAGGGGTAGTTTTCTGCCGCTGGCACTCACGCCACCCTGACGCGGAAGAACGATGAGCTTGCCCTCCGCCACTTTGGCGGTGCAGTCGTGCTGCCTTGCGAGCCGGGTGATGAAGCTCAAGTCTGATTCGCTCAGTTGGTCCGCGCGCTCAACGAGCGTTTGCACCGAGCATTCGGCTTTCCAGCCATTGCGCCCTGCGATGTCTGAAACGATGCGCGCCAGACTGACGCCTTCCCAGCTGCCACTGCGTGTGGTCTTGGCGCCACTGCGGGTGTCGCTGGATTTGCTTCGGATGACGACGGTATCCGGGGGCCCCGACACCTCGACTTCATCCACGGCATAGGTGCCGATCAGGGTGAGCTTTTGCCCCTGGTAGCCCAGATACACCTTCAACTTCGCGCCGCGTTTCGGCAACGTCACGGCGCCGTCTCGATCATCAATGCGCAGTTCGAAGTCATCCGAGCTGTCACCCGGCTTGTCGATCGTTCGAATCAGCAGCATGCGATCATTAATCACAGCGGTGATGTCGATGCCATTGGCAAGGATTTGGAACATAGGTTTCATCAAGCCACCAGGCGGTTGTTAGTAGAGGAGTCGGTTCCAGAGCTGGGGATCATCGGGAAATCGCCCGACACGTCTGGCCGTGGGGCTGCACCGCGCGACAGGATCCGGTCCGCTAATCCCAAAGCGTCACCGCCTCATCCGCCGCAGATGTCACGTCGGGCAGGTTGATCAGTAGCCCGGCACGGAACGGCTGCTGTTGATCAGACAGTCCCTGATTAGCATCGAGGACGGCTTCCACCGTGCCGATCAGGTGGCCGTAGTAGTGCTGACAGATCGTGTCCAGCACGTCGCCTTCAGATGTTCTGCAAGTCATCGCCATAACGTACGAACTCCAGAGTGAAAGCCTGCTTG